CCCCCGACCTGCTGATTACAAATCAGCTGCTCTACCAACTGAGCTACACCAGCACGATACCGGCTCAAATATAATAGCAAACAGTGCAGGGTTTGTCAACAAAAATTTTAATTATTTTATTCTTTGCGATATCAGGGAGGAAACGAATGAAAATAAGCGAACTTTCCGCGGAATACCGCGACAGCGCAATGCTGTGCCGGGGCAGAATAAAAGAGCTGAACCTTAAGCTCGAGTGCGAGCCGATGTGCGAGATCGACAGGCTTCGCCTGCGCCGCCGGATCGCCATACTCACAAGCATGATGCGCGATACGATAGCCGTTTCGCGCTACCTTGAAAATTACTACGGAGATGATATGAATGCAGGAAAGAAAACTCAATATGTTTGCTAAGCAGGAGGAATACATGGCTCTGCGCCAGTACATAAAGCTCGTGTCCGATGCGTCCGGCGGCGCTGCCGGCGCACTTCGCCGCGCGATAAACTCGGAGCTTACAAAGCGCCAGAGGCAGCTGATCGGCATGTACTATATCGAGCAGATGCCCATGCAGGATATAGCCGACGAGCTGGGGCTTCACATATCAAGCGTCAGCCGCACGATAAAGCGCGGCCGCGAGCGACTGAAAAGCGCGCTGAGCTACGGCGGAAGGAATCTTCTGGCGTCGTTAGAAGATTGTTAACTTTACAGTCGTTTAATGTCGTGATAAAATGGCGGCATGAAAAATACAAAGAGAAAAACAAAAAAACGCGGTGGGATAAGACCGGTTTTCATAGTGATCCTTATAGCGGCGCTGCTTTTGGCCGGGTATGCCTTCGTGCAGTTGCGCCGTCAGGCCGCGCGTGAGGCAGACCCGTACTACGGCATGGTCGAGGTATTCAACGGCGACGATTATGTGTGGATAACTCCCCAGGACGGCGTTGCGCTCAACGATCTTGACAAGAGCGAGTTTATCAACGACGCAAGCGGAAACCTGACCTACACCGGACGCGAATACAAGGCCAGCAGCGGCGTTGACGTTTCGTCGTATCAGGGCGATATCGACTGGCAGCAGGTCTACGACAGCGCTTTGCCATCGTCCGCGCAGGCGGCATGTACTACGGCAGCGGCGAGCTGTATACCGACGACAACTTCATTAAAAATATCGAAGGCGCAAAGGCGGCCGGACTTCGTGTGGGCGCGTATTTCTTCTCGCAGGCGATAAGCGAGGACGAGGCCGAAGCCGAGGCGAAATTCGTGCTCGACCTGCTCGGCGACCGTAAGCTCGATCTGCCGGTGTTCTTCGACTGGGAACGCATATCGGGCGACACCGCGCGCACGGACGGGCTGGATAACGAAACGCTCACGGCCTGCGCCGTTAAGTTCTGCCAAACGATAGAGTCGGCAGGCTTCGACGCCGGCGTGTACATATATAATGATACCGGCTACTACGGCTATGACCTTGCGCAGCTTGAGGACTACACCTTCTGGTGCGTCGGCATAAGCACCTATCCGTGCTTTTACTATGCCCATGAGTTCTGGCAGTACAGCTTCAAGGGCACGGTCCCCGGCATAAACGCCGACTGCGACCTGAACATGATGTTTGAAAAATAAGAGGAAACCGCAGACCGGATATCCGGCCTGCGGTTTTTGCGGCAAAGCGCAGTTATTCGCTTTAAAAATTTTTAAAACGAATAACTAATGCAGCTAAAGCGAATAAAACTTGACAATAAATAATATAATAAGTATAATAATATAGCATGGGAGGGCTTAATATGAAGTTTTCTGATGAAAAGAAGCGTGCTATTGAAAATTATATCCTGGATAAAATAGAAAGCGGCGATCCTGATTTATCGCAAACAGTATCCGCAGCGTTCGATATAAACAGAAACACAGTCCACAGATATATTAATAAGCTTGCGGATGACGGTATCATAGAACGCAAAAAGCGCGGTGAATATGTGCTCAAGAAAAAGGAACACATGTATAGTCTCCGCCGTTCCGACAATGAGCTTGAGAATGATATTGATGTGTTTAACAAATGCCTGAAACCGCATTTGAAGTCATTGCCATCAAATGTTCAGCAGATATGGGCGTATACATTCAGTGAAATGGTCAATAATGTAATTGATCATTCGGCGGCTGAAGAGCTTCAAATAGTGGTCATGCAAAGCTATGTTGAAACCGAAGTTATCATATACGATAACGGCATCGGCATATTTGAGAAAATTAAAGAGCACTTCGGATTTTCGACGCTTGATGACGCGGTGTGTGAGTTGTTCAAAGGCAAGCTTACCACCGATGCAAAGAATCACTCCGGCGAAGGAATATTTTTCAGCTCAAAATTGATGGACACTTTTATTATTGTTTCGGATGGTAAAGTGTTTACGAACAATAAATATGACGACAGCGAGCTGGAGAGCATGACTTCAAATGAGGCAAAAGGCACTTTTGTAAGCATGACGCTTTCCAATAAATCAAAGAAAAATTCGCAGGATATATTCGATGCGTACTCAAACGTTGACGGCGGCTTTACAAAAACAACGATCCCGTTAAAGAATATATTTGACGGCTCCCCGGTGTCGCGCTCGCAGGCAAAGAGAATATGCAACCGACTTGAAAAATTCGAGGAAGTGATCTTGGATTTTGATTCAATTGAATGGATGGGGCAGGGATTTGCGCATCAGGTTTTTGTCGTGTTCCATAATGAGCACCCCGGTATCACTATCGTTCCGATCAACATGAACGAAAATGTCACAAAAATGTATAACCATGTTATATACTGACAGCGTGTCAAAAAAGTCTTTGACTTTTTTGCACGCTTCAAAAACGCCACATTTTTTGTGAAAACAGGTTTTCACGAAAAATCTCGCTACGCTCGTCAAAAAGCCTGATAAATCAG